GTAATAGCCATTAGAGGTCTCCAATTAAGTGTGCGATTTCCGCATATCCTTGTTGATCTAGTTTCTTACATATCATCTTGCGCTCGGCCACTTGAGCCTCGCTGAGATACTTCACCAGCCAATAATGCAGTGCTTCCTTTGAGTCGGCACTGAGTATGCGGTTAGCCGCACGTTCTGCAATTTCTTCTACAGTGTGCTCACGGTTATCCGTGGTCTGTACAAACACACTGCCAATCTCTGACCCAGCTACGAAGCTCATGTCACAGGAATCCTAACTTGTCCAGACCGGTACGCATCCTGACGATCCAAGCCGTCACCGAGGCGCTTCAACTGGCCGAGGGCTTCTTGGTACTTCTGCTCGTAGTAGGTCATCATGTCCTGCTCACCCTTCAAGTAGGTGTACGCCTCGCGCAACGACCCGTAGAGCAAAACAGAATCAAAGTTATTACCGAGCCAAGAAGTCCCCGCCGTCACGATGGATACCGGGTAATAATAGTAGTGCAGTTCCGCAGTATAGTTTGCGTTTGGGGTCGGCCCCAGCAACATCGTCGTAGCGTCGAAGATAGCGTAGTACTTAGGCTTACCTGAAGTCGCCGGGAACGGGTACGAGGCTCGGATGAAGTTCACATCCTTATTGAGCATGTACTCGTATTCGCCCGTCGTACCGTCAATTACCGCTATCGAAAACGTCGAGAGCCAGTCAGACGGCAGGGACATATATTGATTGCCGTTGCTCATCGAACCGGTGACGTTTTTACGAAGTGCCGGAAGCTGGACCGTGTTGTAAATGCGCTGCTCAGCAACCTCCACAAAAGTAGGAATATTCGCCACGAAGGAAGTCTCCGTGGACTGACAGTAGTCCTGAATCAGTTGTGTAAGCTCTGAGTAGTTCATTAGCTCCAGCCTGCGCGAACCTTACCGTTGTTCTGCAAATTGATCTGCGAGACGAACTTCTTACCCTTGGTGGCAGCGCCAGCACCCTTCATATCCATGTGGGTGACGCCCTTGTTGACATCCTTTTCAGGATAGCCATTCTCACCAGTCGAGTCAGTGTTCGGCCTGATCTTGCCGGGGTTTAGTTCTTTCATGGCAGTTACTTCGGGCCAGAAGACTTACGGACCGGGCTGCGCTGGTTCATCACCTTCGCCATGTTCCGACCGTACTTCTTCATCTCGCTGTTGGTCTTGCCACCAGCACGAAAGCCTTTAGCGTTCTTGCCGTGAGCCTTGCTCGCCGGAAGTTTGGCGTGTTCCTTCAAAGTCATAGCCATCTCAATCTCCTAGGTCGTAACGACCGTTACCGTTCCTACTTCACCAGCCGGGGCTAGTGTGTTTGGAGTTAGTTCCGCATCGAAAGATCTTGATCCGCCGACCGGGTTCCAACCCCATTGTATCTGACGGCTACCGTTTGCGCCGTCATTGCCCACAGCAAAGTAACTCGTATCCGGTCTCGGATTCCGCAAAGCCTGCGGATCGTCCACGGGATACAAACCAAGCGATAACTGCGGTTGATCTGGCTCCCAACACTCCGGACATACCAAGATGTTGACGTTCTTGGTTTTGATTACGAGAGACTTCAACTGCCGAAGCTTGTATTGAAAGCCACAGCGGTCGCACATCGCAATCGCGTTTTTGCCACTTGCAAACCTGTTTGGCATTAGTAGCCACCCAAGAAGCTCTCACGTGGGACGAATCGCACCGCCGCCTTTTCGCGGTCTTCACCTGCCGCAAGATCCCAAGCCTCGTCGTACTGGGCCTTCAAAATGGCCGTACGCCCTTCTGCTCCGGGGATCTTCATCGACAGCATATAAGCCAAGCCTGCAACCATACAGGGCAGGAAACGGAACGGGATATCTTGCCCATTCACGCCTGTACCGGGGTCAAACATCCGCCGCAACCGCGTGTAGTACAACGTCCACGTGGTCGAATTGTCAGGCTTCGGCCAAACCGTAAATTGCGGGTAAACCACCACATCGTCGGCACCCGTCGCGCCAGTACGTCGGTTGATCCAAATCTGAATCGGGCGACCCGTCGCGTTCTTATTCGGGATGGAGACGTAGGTGCTGGACGAGATACGGCTGATGTTGATGTCCTGCTGGTTCGTGCCAGAGCCAGTCCTAATAACATGATCTAAAAGATCGACCGTATCCACCGGCAGGTCGTAGGTACCGACGTTATAAGTCAGCACATGGGTGCCTTGCTCCAATGTCCAAAGGTTGATGCCCCGGTTTGACCAGTCCATCAGGAGCAGGGCAAGACTACGCTTCGACGTACGGAAGTCATAACCCGTACGCAGTTCAGCACCGCAACGCTCGTAAGCCTCTTCGATAATCGTGTTGAGGTCGAGGTTGAAGTCTGTAGTAGCTGTAGTCTTGTCTACCATTACTTCCTCGCTGTCACTACGTCGTCACCCTTGGTGACGGTGACATGATCGCCTTCCACATCGACTCGCATCGGCATTTCTTTCCGATCCAGTTTATCGAGTTTAGCGATAAGTTCCTTGATGACCGCAAACTCAGGCTTCTCTTCCTTCTCGTTTGCACCGGCAATACCGTTGAGCATAGAGATCAAGGCGGTAAGTGAAGCACCGAGCAATCCCATCACAGCAGCAATCTTCTCAGAATCCAGCACCAAACTGGATGCCACGCCGATAACAACAATGATCGTGATGTACTTCAGGCCGTCCTTGCCGATGGCTTTGCCAGCGACTTCTTTAGCAGACGACTTGGCCTCAAGCCGATTTAACTCGGCCTGAACCTGTGCCTTGAACATCTCGATGTCGGTTGTCTCAGCCACGCTTACTTACCTTTTTGGCGATACGCACGGGTTTTCTGCGAGATGCCTTTGGGCTGGGCGACGAACTGTTTGCCTTGGGCTTTGCCTTTTCGCTTGGCGGCAGTGGTTCGGGCGTACTCAGCAGGGCTGAGAGCTTTAATCGCAGCCTCTGGTAGATATCTTTCACCCGTATCAGAAGATCGTTTACCACTCTTAGTCCTCCATTTCTGGGCAGTCCATGCCTTCAAGGATTGCTGCGGCGCTTTCAATCGCGGTACCCCCCGCCACGCCGTTTGTACTCTTTAGCCAGTAGCTGTGCCTTCCGCGCTGACCACTGACCTGCCTTGGTGCCTTGGACCGCCCGAGACTTGATGGATTTAAACAAGCTCTCACGCATACCGGGCTTGGTGTAGTTACCGGCTGCGTTGACCTTGCTCTTGACCTTACCGCCCTTGGCGTGGCGAATGGGACGACCAGTACCCTCAACAATCTCGTTATCCCCACGCCGTTTAGCACGAGGAACTTTGTTGGGGGCAATGACGCCCATGCCACGCGAAGCCATCATTAGACCATCTTCCCGCGAGTCTTACCGCGAACGGCGCAACCATCAGCACGCTTGGAAGCAGACGAGTGAATCTTTCCGCCGCCAGCTTTTTTGACCGGAGGCTTCTTCTTCACATCGTCGCCATAACCTTTGCCCGGAGGAATCACGGACTTATCCGGCAACATTGACGGCGGCACCAAATCGTCCGAAGGCGACGGAGGTGGCATCTTGGGCTTCTTTTTGTCGTCCATTAGCACTTACCGCCGTAAGCCATTTTCACCATCTTGCCTTTGGTCTTGCCCTTGCTGGCGATGCCATCAGCGGCTTTACGGAAGACAGAACCGCCTTCGTTGTACTTCTTGACCATCGCACGACCCATCTTGTCAGGGGTACGCTTCTTCATGGCGCGACCAGCCTTATCAGCGATCTTGCCGCCTTTCTTGTACATCGGCTCTTCCGGAATTGGCTTCAACCCCGGCATACGGCGAGAACTAATACGCTCAGCCATCGGCTCACGTTCAGGACGCATCATACGTCCGCCCATCGCATACTTCTTCATTTGGATTTACCTTTAAATTTACGGCCTTTGTCGGCCTTCATGAACTCTTTCCCGACTTTCGACGGGATACCCAAACGCTTTGCGGCTTTCGGGTCATTAGCCACTAGCGCCATTAGACGATGTTGTTTACCCGACTTGCTTGGCATTGTGACTCACCAATCTGTCAATCTTTTGTTCCAGTCGATCAAGCCGGTCAAGAAGTACTTGTGCATCAGCCCGTACTTCGGCACGGGTTACATGATCACGAGCCACTTCCTCTCGGGTTTTGTTGAGAAGAATCCCCAACCGTTGAAGTTCGGCAAACTTCTCTTTCACAACAAAACCAAGCACGGCCACGATTCCCGTAAGAACCATGTTCCAGACCAGCATTTCCATATCAGCAGTTCCATGCTCGTAGGGACTTGTTGATACGACTGTTGGGATCATTGGCTGTCTTCGCGCTAGTCAGCTTTTTCTTCATGCCCTTCATGCGAGCACAGAAGGAATCTCGTCGGGCACCACCTTCAGGTTGCGGTCTTTTCAGACCCGGTTTGCCGGGATTAGCTGCGTTGTACGACGCCCGTCCCTTAGCATTTAAACCGCCTTTTGGATTCTTCCCTTCTTTACGCTGCCAAGCCGGAGACTTAGCCATAGATCACCATCGTCGAGACTACGGCTGACGGGACGATATAAATGCTGGTCTGGAAAAGCAGACCTTCGCCCGGCATAAGAACATAGTCGGGGCTGGTCGAAGAAGCCAGCGTATTTACGACGATCTTGACTGGGCCACTAGCGCCACCATCACGAAACGTAACCGTACCGGCACCTTCGTCAGGAACAATATAGATAGCCTTGACGCGAGAACGCCCAATAACAAGGCTATTTTGATCCAGCAGGTCACCAGCAGCAACGGCGACCTTACTAGCTAAGACATCTGTTTGCATTGCCATCTTCCTCTCCTGTAATGGGTAAAGGGGGCTAACGCCCCCCTACGAAATCCTTACGGGACGAGGCTGGCGTACAGACCGATGTAAAGCGTGGTGCTGCCGATGACAACCGGGATGCGACCTGCCTGAACCGACACCGTACCCGACACCGAACCCGTGGTCAGCTTGGTGCTGCCAATCGTGAGCGTGGTGCAAAGCAGGTTGGTGATGACGGCGGAATCGCCAGCGATAGGACCCTCGAAGCCATTGTCAGACTTAACCGGGCCAGAGAAAGTTGTACGTGCCATTTCAAAACCTCACATGCGAGTTGTGTTTACCAGTCTGCATGTCGTCAGTCGGGTCTGTCTGGTAAACGAATTTTTCCCGATGAACGACTGTATATCATCAAAAAAGAGGGGCTACAAGCATTGCTACCTGTAACCCCTCGGACTAGCCCTCTAGGGAGAAAGCTATCAGGACGCGCCCGGCGAAGCGAACATGCCCAGCGGGTCCGACCAGCCGAAGCTATAACGCTCGCGGCTCTTGTACCGGACGTTGCCGGTGTCGAAATCGCCGTCCATGCTATTCGCAAGCGGGGTACGAACGAAGTGCTTCATGCCGTTCGGAACGTCGGTCGTCAAGAACCAAGCATTCGTGTCGGTCAAGAAGTGGTTCACGGTGTAACCGCCCGGAATCGAACCCATCGCCTTGAGAGCGTTGATGTCGTTGTCAGCGGTCGCAACACGGAGTTCCGTGTCGAGGAGGCGCTTGGCAGTGAACATCAAAGCCGGGGGCACGATGAGCTTGTTGGGCTTCGCCGCGATCAAGAGACCACGTTCGTCGGTCCAACCAGCGATCTGAATGACAGCCGCTTCCAACGAAGTTTCGTTGAGGTCAGAAGCCGTCAAACGGTTGCTGTTGGTACCACCCGAAACCAGCGGATGCGAAGCCGAGAACAACGGCTGACCGTCACCGCCCGTGTAGGACGAGGAGAAGCCATTGTTCAGGACCGAAGCCGCCTTGACTTGCTTCGTGTACGCCATCGCTCGGGCGAGCGCCTTGGTATATCGCTTGGACAGCGAATCGTACAGGTTGTCTTCAACCGCCTCTTCCGTGATGGAGAAGCCGAGAGCGATAGTCTCGTGGTTGTAGCGAGCAGTCCATGCTTCCTGCGCGTTGTCATACGCAATCGCAGCACCTTCGGCCTTGACCGGAGCGGCGCTGAAACCAGAAAGCTTGGTCTCTTCTTCAAAGGAACGCTCGGAGGTCTCAGTCTCGTAGATCTCCTTGTGCTCCTCACCATATTGCTTGTACTCAAGACCGAACAGGGCATTCAAGCCCGGCAGGAGCTCTTTGAGTAATTGTGCACGTGAAATAGCCATGTTTCAGAACTCCTATTACAGGCCGACCGGGTTGTTATAAGCGTGGCCGCCCGTGATCACGCCCGAGTCAACGTACG